CCAGCGCCAACGCCAGCGCCCCGATCCACGCCCCAATCACCAGCCCCACGAGAAACACCACGACCGTCGTCACCGTCAGGCCTCCGCGAAGTATTCGGCGTACTGCGTGTTCCGGTCCTCGCGCTCGTCCGTCGCCGCGACGACCGTGGGGAGGTCCAGCGCCACCAGCGTGGTCACGTCCTGTGCCTCAGGCGCATCCGCCTTCAGCCCGACCAGATACGCGACGAACTCCGTCGTCAGGTCCGGCATCGCTCACCACCGATCGGCCGGGAACCACCCGCCGAGCCGCGAATACTCCGGCCGGCGATACCGGCCCGACGCCGGCACGCTGTCGCCGGTCGAGTGCTGGCGATACTTCAGCCGCGACAACCACTTCTCGTACTGCTGATAGGCGAGGACGGCCCGCCTGTCGTCCTTGTGCTCCCACTCGCGGAACGCCGCGTACTTGACGAGCATCGGGTGGAACTCCAGCGGCAGCGGCGGCTCGTCGGTGCCTTCCGAGAGCGTCACCAGCGTGCGCCGGTAGTCGACGGCGTACGCCCAGGCCCCGGAGGGCGTGGGGTAGAGGTAGAAGCTCTGGTAGCGCGCGCGCGGCTGGCCCGGCGGAATCGTGGCGAGCACCGGGCCCGTGCCGGAGCCTTCGCGCACCGTCACCGTGCCCACCGCGTTGGCGTCCAGGTACACGTCCTCGACGCTCACGATGGTGTTGACCGCGGCGCTGAACGACACGCCGGTCGTGCCCGTCATCGTCACGTCCAAGAGCCGGCGCGTGCCGTCCGACAGCACGCACTCCAGGTGCGCGTCGTGGGTGTCTGAGGCCGAGGTCGAGATGATGAACACTTCGGCCGCCGCTGACGGCTGCGCGGCCACCGACGACACCCCGAGCGGCACGTAGTAGACCGGCACCCCCGTCCGGCTCGCCGGGTCCGGGTCCATCCGCCGGTACTGCTGCAGATCCATCCATTCCAGCGACCGGTCGTTGTCCAAGTCGCGCATGGACAGGATTTCGCTGACGGACTCGTGCAGGCCGTAGCGGGCCTGATTCGCCACCGACGTGAACGTGGCCGGCGCGTTGCTGTCGAGCAACCGCGACAGGCCCGGCTCCGCCACCACGGCTTGCAGCCCTTCGTTGAGGTACCGCGTCAGCCGCGTCGTCACCGCCGCCGCGGGCGACGGGCTGTAGTTGCAGTCCTCGTAGACGGCTGCCAGCAGATCCGTCAGGGTCATTCAGGCCCGCCCTTCGTTGGGAAAGGTGTGCCCGCAGACGCAACTCGGGATGTCACTACCGGGGAGGAAGGTGATGCCCACGAGCCGCCCAGCCGCCTGCGGGGCACGTCGTTACGCCGGGACGGCTTCCGCCCCGAACGCGATCTGCATCCACTCCTGTGTCGCCTCCATGAAGCGACGATGCGGGTTGTCGGGGTGGACGATCTGGTAGAGCACGACCATCTTGGGCGGCACCAGCCACTTCGTCTCACGCGACACCGGGAAGCGCACGTCGAGCTTCGTCACCTGCCCGTCCGCGTTGTGCTCGGCGCGCACCTCGACGGTCATCTTTGAGCCGTCCTTGCGCAGCACCGTGTATTCGCCCGGCTGCACCTGCGCCATCAGTTCCACCTCGCGCCAGTGCTCGGTTTCGAGGAACTTGTGGCAGGGATAGCCGTTGTAGAGGAACTCGAACGGCAGCGACTTCGGCCGCGCCCGGTCGCCTTCGGGATACGAGAACGCGCTGATGCCGGGATGGAACTCGTTCTCCGGCCGCATCGCCTTCTGCATCGCCTTGGCGGTCGCGGTCTGCGCCTCCGCTGCCAGCGCGGACGACTGCTGCCGCTGGAGCGCGGCCAGCTCCAGCACTTCCGCCACGCCGTACCCCGCGGTCAGCAGCGCCCGGGCTTCGCCAATCGGCATGCCCGCCGCGACGATCGCCTTCAGGTCGTCCATCGTCCACGCCGGCTGGGCCGGCTGGGTCGTTGTCTCGGTCACGGTCTGCTCCTGCGCGGCTGCCGCCGCCCGTTCGGCCTCACGCCGCTGGCGGGCGATCTCGCGCCCACGCGCCAGCCGCTCGGCGGCGGCCGCCTTCTGCTCGGGTGTCATCCCAGCTGCTCCCCTTCCATCAGCGCCGAGCCCGCCACGACGCGCTCTTCGCCGTAGGCGATGCCGACCGCGATGTTTTCGCTGTTGCCCACCGCCGTGGAGGTCGGGGGCAGTGCGCCGAGAATGGTGCGCTCACGCGTGGTGATGACCGACCCCGGCGCAATGTTGTCGTAGGCTTCCCGGCGTCCCTTGCTGACCCGTGCCATGTGCTCCTCCTTGCACGACCGGCGGGGACGGCACCCGTCCGCCCCCGCCGCCGTGCCGGTCATCAGGACCCGGTGGCGTCGTTGACCTGGGGATACCAGATCTGCACGGGCGCGTCGTCGTCCGAGGCGCCAACCGCCGCCCGTGCGACCGCGCCGATGATCTGGTCGCCAGCCGCCCGGCCGTCGCCGGCCACCCCGTCCGCGCCCTCCCGGCCGAGCTGCGCGTTGTCCGCCGTGTTCGCCGCCACGCGCGCCGTCACGGTCGTCGCCCCCGAGTGAATGCAGTACCACCCGTAGGTGTTCGCCACGGTCGCCGCCCCGGCCACCGCCACCGGCCCCACCGCGTTGGCCGCGAGCAGCGCCGTTGCGCCCGTGTCGTCGAACGTCACCCACGATCCCGCGACGGTCGACGCCACGCCCTTGAGGTAGATCCACTCGCGGCCCTCTGTGTCGAACGCCCGCGTGCCGAGCACATGCTTGGCCGTCTCGTCCACGGCCGACGTGTCGGCCCCGAACAGCGACGGCGGTGCCGTCAGTTGCGCCATGATGCCTCCCTCCTTAGGAAATCGCGGTCACGACGCCGAGACGCCGCGGATTGGTGGTGAACAGGTTGGCCATCGTGCGGATGATCACGATGTCGGCGGTCTGGTTGACGGGGCGCGCCGGCGGGTGCGCCTTCATCCAGGCCCCGGTCTTGTAGACCAGCTTCAGGAACTTCGGGTTGAGGAAGTACATGTTGCCCGAGGGGCAGTCGTTGTCGTAGGCGAGCAGCATCCCCTTGAACTTCAGCACCTCGTTCTTGAACCCGCCGTCGCCCACCGACTTGTCCGTGAACCGCTCGTTGGCGAGCAGCAGGCCCTCGAAGCCCTCGAACACCGCGCGCGTCGTGACCCCGAACGTCGGATGATCCGAGCTGATGCCGTTCGAGCACAGGTTGTAGATGCTCCGCATCGCCGCGCGCAGGTTGTCGAACGCCGATGCCGTCTGCGTGCCGGCGGTCTGCTGGTTGCGCGCGAACGAGTACGCCGCCCGGTCGACGCCCTGCACCGTGCCCGACGTCGGCGAGTCCGCCACGAGGCCTTTGAGCCCCATGAAGTCCTTCGAGTTGTTGCCCGTGCCGTCGCCGAACAGCATCTCGTTGATGTCGGCCCGGATGCTCTGGCGCAGGTTCTCGAGCTTCGCCGCGCGCAAATCGAACACCTGGCCTTCGCCCGCGTTGCGGTCCCGCTCGAGGTCGGAGATCACGTACGTGCCGGCGTGCTCCTTCCACTGCGCCTCGTAGCGGTCGAACACGTCGTAGCGCGTGGTCGAGATGATGTCGAGGTCGCTGTAGGACCCGACCGTTCCGTTCAGCGCGTACTCGATGGGGGCCGTGATGAAGTCTCCGCCGGACTTGCCGACGAAGCCGTTGCCCTGAGAGAGGCGGTTGAGCAGCCAGTAATCGTCGTGGATCTGATCTTCGGGCTTCGTCTTGACGACGAGTTCCCAATTTGCCGCGATTCGCTGGCCGACATTCGGGTCTGCCATTGCTGGTTCTCCCTACTCGGGGAACCGCGCCCTACCACTCCAGTCGTGCGTCATCGAACGACGTGATGGGTTTCGGCGCGCCCCCGGCCGCAGCCCCCGGATTCACCGATGAGCCTGCGGCTGCCTTCCGTTGGAGGTCTGCCAGCACGTCTTTGGTCGCCTGCCGATTGCCGCCCAGCTTCGGGCCGACGACCTGCAAGTACGCGCGGTAGGCTGCGGCTTTGACTTCGGACGGGTGGTCCGAGTCGAGCTGCATCCCCGCGAGGACCTTGCCGATCTCCGCCTTGTGCTCGGCAAACAACGGCAGCCCGGCCAGTTCCTGCACGAACCCGGTGGCGAACGTCTGCGCCTGCTGGTGGGCGAGGATCGTCTCTCGCTCCGCCTTCAGGGCATCCAGCGTCTGGAACTGCGGTTGCAGTTCCCGCTTGATGTCCGCCAGCATCTGCCGCCGCATGAACTCGTCACGCAACGCCAGTTGCTTGTCGGAGTACGTCCGCCCGATGACCCGCCCCTGCGCGTCCGTGAGTTCCACGTCCGGCTCAGGGGGCCCGTCACCGGTCTGCGCCGTCCCGGTCGCCAGCCGCCGCGCCAGCTCGCTGCGCACCGCCGCGGCATGCTCGGGGCTGTTGACCAGTTCATCCAGCAGTTGCAGCGCAAACGCGCGGGGGTCCCGCGACGCCTGCCCGTAGAACTGCACCATCTGCTGGAACGTGGACGGATCAATCTGATCGGCCCACGCGCGCTGCTCACGCCACGCTTTCAGTTCGTTGTACTTGCGGTTGACGGCATCGAACCGTTCGCGCGGAATGAACCGTTCACGCTCGGAACCTGACGGCTGACGCTGATCAGCCACCGTCTCGGTCGTCTCCGACTGTTCCGCCGTCGGCGCGACGTGCTCAGACGAGTCGGACGGGTCCGATGCTGGCGAGGCATCGGCGGCCAACGCCTGCTCGAAGCTGATGGACTCCGAGGTCGTCGCCTCCATACCGCCGCTGGATACTTCGCTCACTCGTGCTCCTTGCCTCAGATACCGCGCTGAGGCACCGCGACACCGTTACGGTCGGGGCCGTCTGACCGGAGCTTCAGACGGCCGACCGCCGCAGGTCAGGCACACCCGCTGCCCCGAGGGGCGCTGGTGCCACTGCGGCTGCGCGCACGGGCAGTCACCGGTCGGCATACGTCCCCGTGTCCCGGATCTGCTCGTCGTGCTCGCGAAACTTGCGCCGGTAGTAGTCCCGGTCGTGCTTGTCCACGTGGATGAGCCCACGGGCCGCGACTTCGCGCCGCCACTGGCTCTTGGATTCGATGTAGGGGGCGTCGTCGCCCATCGTCTCGAAGCGACGGGGACCGCCCTCGAGCTGGTCATCAATGATCGATGGGGAGGCAGGGCCGTGACCGCCCTTGCAGAACGGGTAGTCGCCTACACCGTAGGCCGTGCCGCACTTGGGGCAGACCGTGGTTTCCATCCCACGGACAGCCTACCGTCAACATCTTGGCGTGTCAAGCATCTGACACACCAGACGTCGTGCTGCCAGATTTTTGACCCTCAGGCCACCTGCCCGCTCCCGCCCTGCGGCGTCACGCCCCCGACGCCCTGCATCCCGAGCCCGCCGTCCGACTGGTGCTTGTCCAGTGACGCCATCGGCGCCAGCTTCCCGCCGTGCGTGGTGGTCGGCCGGCCCGTGGCGGCGTCGGCGGCGGCGGCGGCCTCCAGCTGCTGCTGCTGGAGCAGTTTCCCTTGGCTCAGCTGGACGGCCTCTGGCGTGATGTTGAACCCCAGCTGTTTGAGCATCTCCACCGCGATCGGGGCCTGCGGCCCCACGAGGTCCTTCCCCGTGAAGGCAAACGACGTGCTCGGGAGCTGCGGCGACGGCGGCGGCGGCTGATGCACGATGCCCTCGGGGTTGATGTGGAACTTCCGCAGCAGCCGCTCGAGCAGCTTGGCCCGGCCCGCGCCGATGTAGGGATCATTGGCGAGATACGTATACAGCTCCTGCGCCTGCCGGCGGTCGATGGCCTGGTCGACGCGCAGCGCCGAGTCCGGCATGGCCGTGAACGCCAGCGCGGCCGGCACCGTCTTGCGCCACTGATCCCACATCTGCGCCCGCTCCGGCCCGACAATCGCCGCCGCGTCCTCGACCGAGAAATACCGCTGGATCAGCGTCGAGAACTTCGTCACGCCCTTGACGTACCACTGCAGCACCCGGCCCCGCTCGAAATCGAGCCGGGCATTCACGTTGCTGGCCTGAATCTGCGCCTCGGTGGCCGTCTGGGTGGCGGAGGACTGCACGCCGGCGGCGTTGGCGTCGATCGCGGTCGTCCGCGCGATGTCGTTGTCGATGTAGTCGTTCGAGGCGAACGATTCGCGCGGCATGGAGCCGTGCGGCATCGGCTTGAACGGCCCCTCCGGGCTGCTCTGGAACGCCTCGCTCGGGACGCCGATCATGCCGCCGATGGGCGACCGCACGATCTTGGTCACCGCGTCCGTCGGCATCGTGTCCGTGTTGTAGAACCAGCGCAGCACCTGGGCATCCCGGTACTGGACCATTTGCGACCGGAACACGTTCAGTTCGTTGACCAGCGGCCGGATCATCGTGCAATCACTCGGCGGGTAGGCCGAATCGGTCAGCACGCGAATCGTCAACGGGTGGATCGGGAACCCCACCAGCGAATCCGGCGTCAGCCGCCCGCGCTCGTCCAGCGTCTGATACGGGCAGTCCTCGTGAATCACCGGCTCGTCCAGGCCGTCGACCATCACCACGTAGGTCAGATGGTCCGGGTGGAACACGTCGTCGCGGTAGAGCGCCGACTTGTACCAGAGCACGACGCCGGTAAACACGTCCGGCAGCGCCGGCTCGTCGGCCGTCGGGCTGCCGTGGTCGAAGTGCTGCTCCTGCGCCCGGGGCCTCGAGCCTCGGAACTCCGGCGGCAGCTTGTAGCGTTGCCGATTCGTCTCGGTCAGCGGCAGCGTGAACTCGTAGCCGAGATACGGCGCGCGGTCCCACTGCGTCGACCGGAAATCATGCGGGATGATGAGCTGCTTGGGCGACAGGTGCTCCCAAAAGCACCGCTCGTGCAGCGGCACCTGCACCGTGATCGGCTGGCCGGTCTCCGGGTCGATCTCCGTGACCGGCCGGAACACGGCCTCGTAGCCCATCACCGTCGCGCCGATGCCCGCCGGGCACAGGACATCGAACAGCGCCGCGTGGACCATCGACACCGCATCGACGCCATCCGGCCCCAACTGCGCGTTCAGGATCTCCTCGTGCGCCCGGAGCGCCGGGACGGCCGACGTGGTGACCGGCTGCCCGGTCTGCGGGTCCACCACCGGCTGTCCCGTCGCCGGATCGATCTGCGGGATGGGGCGTTCGATGAGCGGCGTGGGCTGGAGGGTGACGTCGGGCCGCTGGTAGAACAGATCGGCCTTCTTGCGCTCAACCAGCGTGAAATCGCGGTTGGTGTTGACGTCCTCGCCGTACGCCTGGGGGTCCTTCCCCGGATTCGGCGCGTAGGCGGCCAGGTTCGCGTCCCACCACGGCTCGTGGCGCTGACGCTCGCGCCGGGCCAGCTCCACGAGCTTCCGCAGCATCGCGCCGGACGGCTTCTTGCCAGTCGGAGGGGTCGCGCCGGTCACGTCATCAGGTCGCTATCTCCTCCCCAAGAGTCCACGCGGGTGGTCACGGCCCACCCGGGCTTTCCACCACGCCCATGTGCCTTCTTTCCTCGACGCGGCCTGCTGGGTCGCCGCCGCGCCCGGCATCGGACGACTCATCGCCCAATACCGCGCCGCATCAGCCGCGTGGTCCTCCCCGTCCGTGTCCACGTCCTCCGGCTTGCGCGCATCGCTCACCAGTGACGGGATGGTCCGGTTGAAGTACCGGCACTCGGGCGACGACATCAGCCACGGCTGACCCGTCGGGCACGGCTGGAACCAGTGCCGTAGTCGCCCCCAGCCGTTCACGCGGTCCTTGTCCGCTTGCTGCATCGGCACGCCATACCGCGCGAACGTCTCGGCGTAGCTTTCGCCCGTCTGCCCGTCGGGCGTCCACATCGCCGTGTCCCCCACAGTATAGCGGACCCGCACGCCGCGCGCCCGCGTGCGCCGGTCGATTTCCTGCGCCACCTCCGCCGCCAGCACCCGCTGAAACACGTACTCGTCCTCGAGATACGCCTGCCCGTCGGGCAGCATCACGAACCAGCCGCACCAGCCCGGCTTCACGTAGCCCCAGTCCACCGCCCGAATCCGGGGATACTCCGGCGGATACTCGATATGCTCCGCGCTGACGTGCGTCGACCGCCGCCACTCCGGGAAGAACTGGCCCGGGAAGATGTCCCAATCGCCGTCCCGATACGCCCGCCGCAGCGCCTCCGGCAGCACCAGCAGCCCGTGCTCGTACTCCTCGTTCAGATACGGGTTGTCTTCAAGCTTCGAGGGAATGTACACGTACTCCGACGGGTCGTAGTGCGGGAACTCCCCCACATCCACCGTCCGGTCAATGTAGAACTGCCGCACCCACGCCGACTGCGGCCCGCCAGGGTTCGTCGCCGCCATCACGCGCGGCACCACACCCGCCTTCCGCGTCCGGGCA